ACGCCGTACTATCCGTCCTTCTCGTCAGCACCAACTAAGACAGAACTACTTGGCAATGATACGCCAAAGCAGGAACCAATGCAATACTCCGGAGATTACATCGTCGGAATTGCAACTATGCACAAATCAAACATGGTACCAGTCGGCCGTGAAGACAATCCAAAAGATTATTCAACGATGAGGAGAAACTAATATGAAACTTCAACCTATGAACCGAGAAGAAATGACTGATAAGCTACGTCAATGTATCTGTGAAGTCACCTTTACAAAAAAAGATGGTGAAGAACGTGTAATGAACTGTACTCTAGCTAGTGGTATCATTCCATCTGTTCACCAACCATCAGGTGAATCTAAAAAGGAAATCAAAGAAAACCTTGACGTCATTCGTGTCTTTGATGTTGACAAAGTTGGATGGCGTAGCTTCCGAGTAGATGCTGTTAAAAAATTTACTCATATTAATAATGTACAATACGTCTAAATTGTGGTATAATAGTACTATTAATTAGAGGAGAAAGCATTAATGGCTACAAAGAAAAAAGTTCGTGCTCGGGTTAAAACAGGACTAGCGGCCGCGCCACTTGATAACTTTGAAAAGTTACAATGGTACATGCACTATGAGTTGGATAAAAAGCCAACCATTGATTTGCAAAAAGGCTGGGTAAAGAAAAACTTTTCTAAGGAAGACTACCAAGCAATCTGTGCTAATCCAGACTGGACTTTTACGATGTCTAGCTTCTTTACTGCTGCTATCCATTGGATGAATAATGGACTAGAACTACCAGAAAAATACTCTTCCATTCCTCAAAAGATGAAAGAGTATTTTAATGAGGTAGTACCTAAAGGGAAAAAGCTTCTTATTGCAAAAATAGCGACTGATGCCGAAGATGCTTTGAAGCCAGCTCCACTTTCGCCACAGCAACGATTGCTTAATAAAATTAATGAAACCATTATGGCAGATCTTGATGAGCTGGTTGACGCATGGATTGATAAGCAAGAACCAGAATTTGATATATATTCTAGGTTTAAGGTTCATGATCTTAGTGGTATGGCAGTTCCGCCAGTAAGAAAGGTTATTGAATCTTGGCTGTCTGAATTCAGCGATGCTTACAATGGGACGTGTGAGCAAGCTGTAGAGGCATATAGTCATATGACTAAGCCTGCACTTCGTAGACGTGTTAAGACCCTTGAAGGTATGTTGGCTGATTTGGATAGTATTAAATCAGCGGCTAAAGCTACTCGTAAAGTTCGTGTACCAAAAGCACGAGCTGCAGATAAACAAGTTGCAAAACTAGTTTACTGTAAAGAGAGCACTGAATTTAAGATTAAATCTATTATGCCAATTACTCTTATTGGTGCAATGAGGTTATATGTCTTTAATACAAAAACTAGAGAGGCGATTGAATACGTATCAAATTCAACCAATGGGTTTGAAGTCAAAGGTACAACATTACAAAACGTAGATGTCAGCTCGCGTAAAGTAAAATTGCGCAAGCCAGAGGATATGCTTCCTCTACTTTTGAATAAAACTCCAAAGCAGATTGATAACGAATGGTCAAAGCTAACAACAAAAACTTCGAGTCCAAATGGACGAATAAACTCAGACTGTGTATTATTGCGAGTATTACAGCAGTAAGTGGATTAATACTCTTTGGATCTAGTTTTGCAAAGAAGCCTCAATACGAAAGTGTCATAACAGTAGAAACTCGTATTGAAACAGAGGAGGTACCAACACCAGTTCATGTGTCACCTGTAAGTGAAGATGATTTACATTGCTTAGTAGAGAATGCTTATTTTGAAGCTAGAAATCAAGGCACTGCTGGTATCATAGGTGTAATACATGTAACATTAAACCGAGCTCATGATAATAGATTTCCTGATAATATTTGTGATGTAGTATATCAGGCTAAAACAAAACCAAGTTGGAAAACAGGTGAACCCGTTCCATTGAAGAATCAATGTCAATTCAGTTGGTATTGTGATGGTAAACCTGATATTATGAATAATATAAAAATGATTGATGTAGTAAAAGTCGCGGTGAATCAAGCAATTGGTTTATGGTATAATGGTATCGATATTACCGATGGTGCTACTCATTATCATGCAACATATGTAAATCCAAATTGGAATGCTAATATGAAACTCACAACTAAATTGGGTGACCATAAATTTTACAGGATGAATTAATGATTGAAAATAAAATAGTAACAAAGAAAGTCTTTTCACAAATGGTGGAGGAACTTGTAGTAAGCGATAGACTAAAATATTTAGATGCATGCTTAGAAGTTTGTGAGAAGCTTGAGTTTGATCCTGAAGATATTGGTAAATTGATTACTCCTAGTCTCTTCGAAAAGCTTCAGGCTGAAGCATCCAATGCAGGTCTTATTAAAGTAGATAGTAATACAACAAAACTACCTATATGACAATGGAACCATTTGAAGCATTTCGTTTATATCAATCAATGAAGCTACACTTCACTACTGATTCGTATGACGCAATTAAGTATAACTATAAGACGTCTGCTAAACAACAGGCGTTTTGGAAGCGTAGAGACAAATATTTCTTTGCTAAGATTGGTAAACAATTTGATTCAGGCAAAGACTTGATTAATTTTTACGCCGCTAATTTTGTTGCCGATAATACCTACATTGCTGACATGGCTAATGATGATAGCGCTTATCAGCAATGGACTAAAAAGAATCAATCCCTAGGATACACCTTTGAGCAAGACTTACATAAGCTTTCTAATGAAGGTGGATTTGATTCACTATTAGAATCTGTAGATGGTCAACATCCTAAAATTATCTCCGCTTGGATTAGTGGAGATATAAATATAGAAACAATAGCAATTCTTCAGCAACTAACGGGATTCGTATCTCGTGCTGATAAAAAGATTACGGAAACTATCGTGTGGCCAGACGTCTCACGAAAGATTCGTAAGTATACTCCATTTGTTCATATGGATTTATCTAAAGCCAAAAAAATTGTGCTAAAGGTATTTACAAATTGAAGAAGTTGGTGTATAATATAGTCTTACATTATGAAACTAATGTGAAATATTTCAGTCAATACATTGTTAATACAAAGGAAAAACAATATGTCATTTGAAAGTCTAAAACGCAACCGTTCTTCAATTGAAGCTCTCACCAAAGCAGCAGAAGCAGCATCAGGTGCAGCCCCAGCTCAAACTCAAAACTACCAAGACGATCGATTCTGGAAACCAACTGTTGATAAAGCAGGTAATGGTTTTGCTGTAATTCGTTTCTTGCCAGCTCCATCTGGTGAGGATCTACCTTGGGTTCGTTATTGGGATCATGGTTTCCAAGGTCCATCAGGTCTTTGGTATATCGAGAACTCACTTACCTCTATTGGCCAACAGGATCCAGTATCAGAAATGAATACGGTTCTTTGGAACAGTGGACGTGATGAGGATAAAGCTACTGCGCGTGATCGCAAGCGTCGTCTACATTATGTAGCAAACATTCAGGTCGTATCTGATCCAGGCAACCCAGCGAATGAAGGTAAGGTATACCTTTATAAGTTTGGTAAGAAGATCTTTGATAAGATTATGGATGTAATGCAGCCACAGTTTGCAGATGAGCAACCTATTAACCCATTTGATTTTTGGGAAGGTGCTAACTTCAAACTAAAGATTCAGCAGGTTGCTGGCTATCGTAACTATGATAAGTCTGAATTCGCAAATCCCTCTGCTCTATCAGATGATGATACCAAACTAGAAGGTGTTTATAATACTCTATATAGTTTGCAGGATTTTCTTGATCCTAAGAATTACAAATCATATGATGAACTAAAGGCTAAGCTCAACCGAGTACTTGGTGCTGAAGGAGCAGTGATGACTACAGCTGAGTCTGTAAGTCTAGATGATAGTGATGATGAACCTGTAGTACGTAAACCTGTTCATCGACCTGTTGAAGCTAATCAGGCTTCAGAGGAAGATGATACTCTGAGCTACTTTCAAAAACTAGCTTCAGAGGCTTAAATAAGAAGGGGATCTAAATGATCCCCTTTTTTTATGGTGCAATTGGCATTACCCAGTCACCTCGTATCATATCATCAGCAGTCATACCTTGTGATATATTATATGTAGAAGTTTGTACATTATTATTTGTATTACCTCCTTGACCACCACCACCGGCTGATATAGGAATTACAGTTGGTGAAGATGAATAGTTACCAACCCCTGCCGCAGCTCTTACATTAGCAACATTACTACTAGCAGCAAGAACACCTGAATCAGGAGCAGTTGAAGGTGTTACACGAGCTGGAGTTGTAGGATCTGTAGTACCATTCATACGAGCAGCTTCTCTTTCTTGCTTTAAGCGTCTAAATAGACCTTCTTCAGAAGTAAACATTGTATCTTGAGCAGCTGCCATAGCTATGAGCTCATCGTCACTAGTATCTGCGGTGACTGTCATGTTCTTATATTTTTCTGTTTCAGGATCAACGGTTTCATCGCTCTTCATAAAGTCTGGCAATAGATCCTTAAATTTAGCAATCACCTCATCAATGTTTGGAAGGAAATCAAAGATCTGAGTGAAGAAGTCTTTGACTTTTTCTACTAATGCATTGATCTTATCCAGGATCCAATTGCCCTCTTCTGATTCCCTTGCCCAACTTAATAGATTACCAAACCAGTCTTTGACTTTTTGTACAACACCATCAACAAAATTAGATAACCAAGGTACTCCTGAATCTGTTGCCCAACTTAATAGATTACTAAACCATTCCTTAACGGTATTTACGGTATTATCAACAAAACTAGAGAACCAAGCAATAATAGCTGAAAACTTTTCTTTCACCCACGTAAATGCTACACCTAATAGACTACTAACCCAATCAACAAAGTCACTAAACATCGTTGTGAAATCAAATGAATCTAAGGCAGCTGCCGCTTTTTCAAATCCTAATTTCGATAAGATCCATGCAACACCGTCTTTTAATAAATTCAAAGGCCAACCAATCAATGCATCAAACAACGCAACTAGACCACCCTTGATTCCACCAACAATGCCTTCTTCCTTAAATCCATCAATAATACCCATGATGACTTCTACAGCGGTTAATACAATAGTCAGCGGAATGAATATTTTGCTGAAGGCCCTACCAATAACCTTTATAATGCCACCGGCACTTTTTATTGATTTACCAATATTGGTAAACCCCGCCTTGAATTTAGCAATATTATCAGTTGCCAGCTGCTTAATGCCACCAGCCTCCTT